AATGAGCCAGTTCCACCGCATGGTCTACGTCGAGTGGGACGACCCGTTTGCATCGAGGTGGCTGAAGATCCACGACGCCGCGGTATGCGACGGCACGATCGACCCCACGAAGCGCGAGACCTGCGGGTTCGTGATCTTCGACACCCCCAAGTTCCTCGTCCTCACCAGCACCCGTGGTAGCTACCCGAACGGTGACGTCGAGAGCCTCAAGTACATCTGCAAGGATGACGTCACGAAAATTGTGGAGTTGAACCGTGGCAAAGGAAAACGGTGAGCTGGTTGTGTTCGATCCGTTAGCGAATGCCACCACATACCCGACCGAGATGGCGCATGCGATCGCACAGGGGCTCGAAGAGCCTGCTGAGGTCGCCGCGCGCTTCGGGATTACGGGAGCTGCATGGGAGAGGCTCGTCAAGTGGCAGCCGTTCCTCGACGACATCGCGCGGCGCCAGGCTGAGCTCAAGGAGTCTGGCTGGGTGTTCGCAGCCAAGGCCCGGCTGTACGCCGACATGCTGCAGGACGACGTGGCCAAGATCGCGCTCGGCTCGGAGGTATCGCTCTCCCAGAAGCTGGCCGTGCTGGAGAACTTCCAGAAGGCCGGCGACCTGCTGCCGAAGAAGGCACAGGGTGAGGTGGCGCAAGGCACTGGCTTCTCGATCACGATTAACCTGGACCGGGCTCACAGCGAGTCGACTGTGAAGCGCGTTGAAGTCGTGGACGTGAAGGCTAAGGAAGTGAAGGAATGACCAACAAGGTCTACACACCCCCGCCGTCCCTACTGGATTTTTTCCAGTCGGACAAGTTTATCAATCTGGTCATGGGACCGGTCGGATCGACCAAGACCACGGCCGGCATCCTGAAGATCGTCCATGAAGCCAAACGTATTGCTGCATGTCCCGATGGGATTCGCCGCTCCCGAGCTATCTGGATACGTCAATCGAGGGAGCAATTACGAGATACCTCTATACCTGACTTTTTATCATGGCTGCCTGATGGTTTGGCGGGTACGTTTCACAAGACCGAATACAAATTCCTGCTTGAGTTCGACGACGTCTCTTGCGAAGTTTTGTTTCGTGGCCTTGATGACGCTGGCGACGTTCGCCGTCTGTTGTCGCTCCAGGCTACTTTCGCTATTGCGGACGAGTTTCGCGAGCTCAATCCAGCCGTCTTCGACGCTCTCACCGGGCGTCTTGGTCGATATCCGTCTAAGGCCCTCAACGGAGTGGGGTGCAAGGACGACTATGGAAACCAGATAGACAAGATGTGGGGCATGTCGAACCCGCCGGATACGGACACGTTCTGGGAGCAGTACCTCCAGAACCCGCCGGACAATGCGGCAGTGTTCTTCCAGCCGAGTGGGCTAAGCCAGGAAGCAGACTGGCTGCAGTACCTCAAGGATGATTACTATCCGAACTTATGCGAGGGGAAGTCAGACGCATGGATACAGGTTTTCGTGCACGGCAAGTTCGGCGCAAGCCTGTCTGGCAAGCCTGTCTGGCCCGCGTTCGAGAAAGGAATGCACGTAGCCAAGACAGCGCTCAGCCCAATCCGCATGTCGACCCACCCGATCCTGATCGGTGTCGACTTCGGCCTGCAGCCCGCTGCGGCCATCGGGCAGGTTGATCCGAGTGGCCGCCTGCTTGTCTTCAACGACCTCGTCAGCGAGGGCATGGGGATCCTGCGGTTCACGCGCGAGAAGCTGAAGCCGCTCCTGGCCAATAAGTTCGCCGGGATGAACATCCTGATCATCGGTGACCCGGCCGGCACGCAGCGTGGGCAGACCGACGAGAAGAGCTGCTTCGACATCCTGAAGGCGGAAGGCTTCCGGGTGATTCCGGCCAAGACGAACTCCATCCTGCCACGGGTGAATGCGGTCGATGCGCTCCTAACCCGCACCGTGGACGGCAAGAGCGGCATCATCCTGGACCCTACCGGCACCCCGAACCTGCAGGCCGCGCTGCGCGGCGGATACCGATACAAGATCAAGACCAACGGCGAGATGGACGACAGCCCGGAGAAGAACCGGCACTCGCACATCGCGGACGCAATGCAATATCTCGCGCTCCACGCAGACGGCAACGCAACCGGCGGCGCCCGCCGCACGCAGGCAGTGCACGTCGAGAAGACGCGCTTCCTGTACAGTTAGCACGTTACAAGGGGTTTGTTATGACGAAGACATATGATGCACGACTGGCCGAGTGGGCGACGCCGCGCGAGAAGGAATACCTCACGGCGGTGACGGTTGCCGGCAACGCACTGCAGGCGGCCACCATGCTGGGTGTCCACCACAGCACCGTGCACCGCGCGCTCAACGGGCTGGAGGCGCGCGCCGCGAAGATGGGCTTCGCCCCCGACCACGACATGACGAAGGTCTGCCCGCCGGGATTCCGCACGCGCGGCACGTCGACGCTCTACAACAAGGACGGCCAGATCAGCCAGCAGTGGGTGAAGACGGAGGTCGACAAGGCGCAGGACGCCGCGGCGCTCGAACAGTTCGCCGAGTCGCTCGCGCAGAGTGTATTCGGCCTGGCGCCGCTGACGACGCCCCCGAAGAACCTGGAGGGCGACCTGCTCTGCGTCTACCCGATGGGCGACCCGCACTTCGGTGCCCTGGCGTGGTGGGAAGAGGTCGGCGCCGACTTTGACCTTAAAATTGCCGAGCAGCTTACGTGCGCAGCCATCGACCGCCTGGTCGCCGCCGCGCCGGACGCAAGTACCGCACTGCTGCTGAACTTGGGCGACATGTTCCACGCCGACAACCAGAGCAACATGTCGAAGTCCGGCCACCAGCTCGACGTGGACGGGCGCTGGGCCAAGATCCAGCAGGTCGGCCTGCGCGCCATGCTGTACTGCATCCGCCGGCTGCTGGAGAAACACGGCAAGGTCATCTTCCGCATCAACCGCGGAAACCACGACGGGCATAGCAGCTACGCCCTGGCAATGATGGTGGCGGCCCACTTCCACAACGAGCCGCGCGTGATGGTCGACCTGGATCCGTCAGTCGCCTGGTACTACAAGTTCGGCAAGACGCTGATCGGCTCGACGCACGGCGACACGATCAAGGGCAAGGACATGCTGTCGATCATGGCGGCCGACCAGCCGAAAGCATGGGGCGACACGGTGCACCGTTACTGGTACGTCGGACACGTCCACCACCAGGACAGCAAGGAGTACCACGGCGGCGTCGTCGAGTACTTCCGCACCCTCGCCGCACGCGACGCGTGGCACGCGGGCCAGGGCTACCGCGCCGGCCGCGACATGCGCCTGATCGTCATCCACCGCGAGCACGGCGAGATCGAGCGCCACCGCTGCGACGTGGGCATGATCAGTTAGCAGGTTGCCCTTCACAAAATAGTACGGTCGTGCTATAAGTGGGTTTAGACTCCCCCTACCTGGCCAACGCATGAGCACCATTCCGCAGCAGGCGCTAAACATTACCGGCACGCAGGCGCCAGGCTCAGTGAGCCTCGGCGGTATCCTGCCGCTCAAGTCAAACGCCCAGATGATGGCGGAAGAGCGCGCGGCTGCGCAGCAGGCCAATAACGACCAGACCGTGCAGGGCTTCGCTGGCCTGATCCGCAAGAACTGGATGAACGCGCGCATGGCCAAGGAGATGACGGCCGAGCAGAAGATGCTCAAGTCGTTGCGCCAGCGCCGCGGCGAGTACGACCCCGAGAAGCTGGGCGTGCTGGCAGAGCAAGGCAGCGCGATGATCTACATGTCGCTGACGGGCAACAAATGCCGCTCGGCCGGCAGCTGGATCCGTGACGTCATGCTGTCGACGACCGACGACAAGCCGTGGTGTCTGGAGCCGTCGCAGGTCGCCGAGATGTCGCCGGACCTGATCCAGGAAGTGATGCAGGAAGCGACGAAGCAGATCCAGCAGCTGATGGACGCCGGCACCCCACCGAGCGACCTCGACGTGCGCAACATGCTGCTTGCCATGAAGGACATGGCGCTCGCGCAACTCCAGGAGCTGGCGCAGGACGACGCAGAGCGCATGGAAAACAAGATGGAGGACCAGCTCGACCAGGGCGGGTTCCCCGACGCGTTTGGCCAGTTCATCGACGACATCACCACCTTCCCCTCCGCGTTCCTGAAGGGGCCGGTGGTGCGCAACAAGCCGCGCCTCAAGTGGGTGCAGCAGGGTAGCCAGTGGGTGCCCGACGTGAAGCAGGAGCTGGTGCTGGAGTGGGAGCGGGTTGACCCGTTCCACATCTACCCGGCGCCGGACGCATCGAACATCGAAGACGGATGGCTGATCGAGCGACACAAGCTGCATCGCAGCGACCTGACCGCGCTCCTCGGCGTGGAAGGCTACAGCGACGCGGCGATCCGCGCGGTGCTCGAACAGTACGGCAAGGGCGGCCTCCGGGAGTGGATCTATGCGGACACAGCGCAGGCGTCAGCCGAAGGCAAGTCGACGATCGGCGCCGTCACGAATCCGTCCGAACTCATTGACGCGCTCCAATTCTGGGGCTCTGTTCAGGGGCAGACGCTTCTCGACTGGGGAATGGATGACTCGGAAGTACCTGACCCGCTTGCGGAGTATCCGGTGGAAGCGTGGCTCATTGGCAGCTGGGTCATCAAGGCGGTCATTAACCCCGACCCCCTGGGCCGGAAGCCTTACTACAAAGCATCGTACGAAGAGATCCCGGGTGCGTTCTGGGGCAATTCGGTGGCTGACCTCTGCCGCGATGTGCAGGATGTATGCAACGCCACCGCGCGAGCCCTGGTGAACAACATGTCGCTCGCGAGCGGCCCGCAGGTCGTCTACAACGTCGACCGCATGCCCGAAGGCGAGAAGATCACGCAGATGTACCCGTGGAAGGTCTGGCAGGTCACGAGCGATCCGGCGATGGGCAGCCAGCCCGCGATGCAGTTCGAGCAGCCGCAGTCGGTTGCCGGCGAGCTCATGCAGATCTACGAGAAGTTCGCGACGCTCGCGGACGAGTACACTGGCATCCCGCGCTACATGACGGGCGACGGGCCAAGTGGCGGCGCCGGCCGCACGGCCTCGGGCATGTCCATGCTGATGGGCAACGCCGGCAAGGCGATCAAGCAGGTCATCGCAAACATCGACGACAAGGTTGTCGAGAAGGCGATCGACCGCCTCTTCTACTACAACATGCGGTATGGAACTGACCCAGATCTGAAGGGCGACGTCAACGTCCGCGCACGCGGTGCCGCGGCGCTCATGCAGCGGGATTCGGCCGCGCAGAAGCAGACCCAGTTCCTGCAGCAGGCCCTGTCGAACCCGATCGTGCAAGGCGTGGTCGGCCAGGAAGGCATCGCCGAGCTGCTGCGCAATGTGGCCAAGACACTCGACATGCAGAACGTCGACGACATCGTGCCGCCGATCGCGATCCTCAAGCAGCGCTGGGCACAGCAGGCGAAGGCCCAGGCCGCGCAGCAGAACCAGGCGATGCAGGCGCAGAAGGCGCAGCAGGCGGAGCAGTTCGCGCAGCAGATGATGCTGAAGCACGGCGTGTTCCCCAACACCATGCCGCTGCAGCAGCAGGCGCAGTCCGCGCTCGCGACCGCCCCGCTGCTGGGAATTGGCGGCCCTCCCCCGCAGCCGGCCCAGGGCTCGACGCCGCAGCAGGGTCCTGGCGCCACCCTCCCCGGCGCCCCGGGGGCACCGACCACGAACAATTTCGCGAATCAGTAACGTAGGGGCTTCACAAAAGCACGATCGTTCTGTTAGCATGTTGGCATGTGTATGTTAGTACGTTACTTCATGGAGGCCATAGATGGCTAAGTCGAAGTCCGGCAGCGGCAGCATGGCCGAACTGCAGGAACGTAGCAAGGCAGATTACCCCGGCGGCGAGCACAACTCGGGCACCGGTTTGACCAAGGGCAGCTCCTCGGGTGGCGTGAATTCGTCGTCCGGCCTGGAGAAGTTCCACGCCCGCCCCGCGTCGTTGAATGGTAGCGGCGTCAGCGCCAACATCAACAAGGGCGACGGTCTCTCGAAGTAATGAAGCAGGCACGCGATCCGTCCGTCCTCTACGCATTCTCCCGCCTCCGTGCGGGGGAGTTCGCCACGCTGGTTGCATACCTTCGGGAGCAACGCCTGGCACTGCTTGAGGATCTGGCGAGCGCGCCGCTTGAAGGGATGGCCAAGCTGCAAGGCGAGGTCGCGACCCTGACCCAGATTCTGAAGTACGTGGACGAGGGTGAACTCCTCGCCGCGAAGTATCAAGCGAAGTAACCGCGCCCAACGGCCGACCTGAACAGTAGGGGCCAGACGGGCACACCTCAACCGTAGTAGCTACCGCAGACCGAAAAGCACGGAAGGCCCAACCGCAAGGAGGCCCGATGTCCACGCCGGAGCGGGGGAGAAACAGATATGCCATTGCCGCGCGCAGTTCAAGAGCAAGCCGATGCAGCAGACGCCCTGATGGCGAGTATGGGCCAGACCGTAGCAGTAGACCCGGAGACTGGTGAACCCATCCAACCCGCAGAGCCCGTCGTAGCAGCAACGCCCACCCCGGAACCCGCAGCAGTAGCGCCCGCGCCTGCAGCAACGGAGCCGGCAGCTGACGAGTGGAAGCACAAATACTTCACGCTCAAGGGAATGTTTGACGCAGAAGTACCGCGCCTGAACACCCAGGTCAAGGAACTCACGGCCAAGGTCAACGACCTCGTGAATCGCCCTGCACCCCAGCCTGTCGCACCCGCCCAACAGCAGACGCAACTTATCACCGACAAGGACCGCGAGTCCTTCGGGCCAGACCTCGTGGATCTGATCGACCGTGGCGTGCGGCAGGCTACCCAGCCTCTGCAGACCGAGATCGCGCAGCTCCGCAACGAAAACGCCCAGCTGAAGCAGACGACGACCAACGTACAGCAAGCCAACACCCAGACCGCAGAACATCTGTTCCTCGCGGCGATGGAGCGGGCAGTACCGGACCTCAAGACAGTGAATGTCGACCCGGGCTTCCTTGCGTGGCTGGCCGAAGTGGACCCGATCTACAACTTCCCGCGCAAGGTGGCATTCGATTCATCGGTACAGCGCCGAAACGTCGAACAGTGCGCCGCGATCTTCAACGCCTACAGGGCGACGAAGGCCCCCGCAGCGCCAGCCCAGAAGCCGCGGAACGAACTCGCGACTCAAGTCACCCCCGCCCGCACCCGTGCGAGCGCCGCTCCGACTGAAGTGCAGAAGATCAACTGGACTCCACAGTCCATCGAGAACTTCTACAACGAGCTCCGGCGCGGCGCAATCCCTACGGATGAGGCGGCCCGTTTGGAAGCAGATTTGAATGCGGCACTGTCCGAAGGACGAATCTCGTAAGGAGGTTGCCCGGCGGTGTTCGCATGTCCCCTCACTTTGTTAGGAGCATGAGAGCATGACGACGATCACCCCGGGCGCAGTCTATCCCATCAACGCTGGCGGCTTTAACTCGCCGGCTGGCCAGGTCGCCTACGCAGGCACGGCCTACAGCGGCACGTTCATCCCGGCCCTCTGGTCCGGCAAGCTGGCGCAGAAGTTCTACGCGGCCACCGTGTTCGGCGAGATCGCCAACACCGACTGGCAAGGCGACATCAGCCAGATGGGCGACACCGTGATCATCAACACGATCCCGACGATCAACATCTACAACTACAGCATCGGTCAGTCGCTGAACTACGACGTTCCGACGCCGTCGACGATCACGCTGCAGATCAACAAGGGCAAGTACTTCGGCGTGAACGTCAACAACGTTCTCGAACTGCAGGCGAAGCCCAAGCTGATGGACATGTTCACCAACGACGCATCGATGCAGATGAAGATCGCCGTGGATACCGACGTGCTGGCTGGCACGTTCAACCAGGGTGCAGCCTCGAACATGGGCGCAGCGGCAGGTGCAATCTCGGGTGCGTACAACCTGGGTACTGACCTCGCCCCGGTCGCATTGACTGCAGCGAACATCCTGCAGTACATCACGTCGCTGTCGAGCGTGCTGGACGAAGCCAACGTGCCGGAAACGGATCGCTGGCTGGTGATCACCCCGACCGAGCGCCAGCTGCTCATGCAGTCGAACCTCGCGCAAGCGCAGTTCATGGGCGACGGTCAGTCGATCCTGCGTAACGGCCGCATCGGCCAGATCGACCGCTTCACGGTGTACGTGTCGAACCTCACGCCGCGCGCGGCTGCAGGCCAGGCGTACGGCGGCACGGCCGAGGGCGGTGCGCTCAAGCGCCACGCGATCATGGCTGGCCACAAGGCGGCGATCAGCTTCGCGTCGCAGATCGCCAAGGTCGAGTCGCTGCAGAACCCGAACGACTTCGGCAACCTGGTCCGTGGCCTGAACATCTACGGCTACCAGGTCACGCAAACCTCCGGTCTGGCGATGCTGCAGGTAGCAGGCTAAGCGGGCTGCCGGGGGAAACCCCGGCTCCCTCTTACCACCAAACTGGAGAATTTCATGACTACCGAAGCAAAACTCGTATCACAAGCTGGCCTGTGGGATGGCACGCAGGCAAAAATGCTGGCCGGCGGCGACATGGGCAACAGCCTCGCCGCTGCAGGCACCACACTCGCGACCGCAGCACAGATCGTCAACGACATCGCGATCTTCACCACGGTGGGCGCAGGCGCAGGCGCGCGGCTCCAGAACGAGGGTTCCGCGTACATCACGGTGTTCAACAACAACGCCACGAACGCGCTGCTGGTCTATCCGCCGACCGCCGCTGGCGTGATCAACGGAGCCGCCGCTGGTGCAGGCTTCCCGGTGGCCGCGGGCAAGAGCTCTGTGTTCGCAACGCCGGACGGCAAGACCTGGGTCGCGACGCATTCGGCCTAAGCAATACCCGGGAGCCTTCGGGCTCCCTTCAAATTCTCTGAGGGCTCATGGGCACGATCACCGGCACCGAGATCATCAACCGCTGTGCAATCCAGCTGCTGGACACCGCAAACGTGCGTTGGCCGCGGCCTGAACTGCTTGGCTGGATCTGCGATGCCCAGCGCCAGATCATCCAGAAGAAGCCCGACGCCAACGCTGTCACCTCCATCATGCCGCTCGTACCTGGCACGCGCCAGTCCGTACCCGCCGGTGGGTGGGTGCTCCTGAACATATACCGCAACTTCCAGGACGCTGCCGGCACGCTGCCGGGCCGCGCGCTGCGCATTGCCTCGCGCCAGCTGCTCGACGCACAGAACCCGTGGTGGCATGCAGCCCCCGCTGTGGCGCAGCCGGCGAACTACATCTACGACGCGAAGGAACCGAACGCGTTCTACGTGTATCCGCCTTCAGATGGCACGGGCCACATCGAGATCAACTTTGGCGCCGTCCCCGTGGACCTGCCGACCGAAGCCAGCCCGATCGAGCTCCTCGACATCTACATGACGACGATCATGGACTACGTCCTGTATCGCGCGAACAGCAAGGACGCGGAGTACGCGCCGGGCATGCAGCTGGCGCAGGCGTACTTCGCCGCGTTCACCAGCGCGCTTGGCGAGCAGGACAAGGTCGAGCACGGCAACAGCCCGAACCAGTCGATCGCGCCCAAGAACCAACCCGTACCTGGAGCCACTTCGTGACGCTACCCGCATGGAACGGCCCAGGCACCGTCATCTACGGCGACGAGATACCGTACGACGCATTCCTCCCGGAAGTGCTGCCGTACGTACCTGGCTGTCCTGAATTCGTCGCGATCAACGCGATCCGCAACGCTGCCATCGCGTTCTGCGAGAAGACGAACTACGTGCAGATGGATTCCGACCCGGTGACGGGCGTGATCAACGTGCCGACCTACGAAATTGACGTGCCGGCCGACACCCGGTTCCTCGACGTGATGAACGCCTGGTACAACAACGTGCTGCTGATTCCGAAGTCGGACGACGAGCTCGCGCGCATCTACCGCACGCTCGACTGGCGCACGCTCTCCAGCAACCCGATATACATCACGCGCCTGGTCGAGCCGATCGTCCAGCTCGTACCGTTCCCGAACAGCACCATCATCGGCGCGCTGACGATGCGCATCTCGCTCGCGCCGACGCGCAGCTCCACCGGCTGCCAGAAGCGCCTGTGGGAGCACTACATCGAGACCATCGGCTGCGGCGCGCGCGCGCGGCTGTACGCGACCCCGGGCCAGCCGTACGGCGACCCGAAGATGGCCGCCGAGTACGACCTGATGTTCCGACGCAAGTGTGGTGACGCGCGGCGCAAGGTTGAGAAGGGCCTCGGCCGCGCCGACGCCAAGATCCAATTCCAGGGGTGGGTGTAATGGGCATCATCGCAACGATCGACCTCGTGGCCGGCGACTCGCTGCCCAGCATCGCGCTCACGCTGACGAACCAGACGAACGGCCAGCCGATCGACGTCTCGGGCGCCACGACGGTCAACGTACTGTTCCGCCAGGCGGGCACGGCCAACGGCACGCCCGTGCCCTGCACGACGGTTTCCGGCGGTGCTGATGGGCGCATCCAGTTCGCGCTGCCGAGCACCGTGACGAGCGTCACCCCCGGCACGTATGAAGGAAGCATCGTCATCCAGTTCAACAACTCGCAGGTTGGCCAGCAGACGGTGTACGACGTGCTCAAGTTCCGCATACGTGCCGCGTGACGACGCTGAACAATGCGTCGGTGTTCCCTGCGGGGATCACCGCCACCATCAACAACACCGGAGAGATTAGTGTCGCCTGTGCGTGGGCGCCTGTCCAGGTAGCGGTCAGTGTCAACGGCATAGCCGTGAGTGTGCAGGCGAACACGATCGCCGCCCAGGTAGTGCAGTCGCCGTACCTGTTCTTCGACTACTTCCACGCGACGGATGGGGCGGTGTTCACCTACTCGCCGGCCTTCCACGACTTCGCGGCAGCTGTTGACAGTTTCACGTTTGGGGTGTCACCGGGCTTCCATGACGCCGTCG